TGATGCCTTGCCATTGTTCCCAGCCAAGAGACTCTAATTCAGTACGAGAAAGTTCCCCACGGTAGTAACGAAATTTGTTCTTACGTAGGATGTTGTACTCCGATTGCATTTTTATCTGCAGGAGTTTTTTGTTGATCAATATCTTTATGTATTTTGCGTGTAACTTTGGAGTAGTTGTTGATGCTTCTCCAAGGTAATTGTCGTCTATTGCAGAATCGACATCCCACATATCTTGTAGCTCTTCAATGTTCATAATAACCTCACAGGGAATAATGATATATTTATTCGAATTTATAGTAGCCGTATCTGAAAGTAGCGTTACCCACTAAGTATTGAACATCACTGTTGTCTGATTGAAACATCAAAGAATCAATAGTGACTGGAAACATATCTATGAAACGGATTGTCTTGACTACATTATTACTAGATCCTAGAATAGCTAACGTAGCATCAGAATAGTTTGCTGCCAATTCGCTGACAACAATTCTTTGTTCTTCATTAAAGTATGTAATATACTGTTCGTATGATTGTGGAAATCCAAGAGCAATGATCCAGTTATAGATCGATTGATAGTTTTCCATAGCTTCATCAACCAGAAACTTAACATTCAACGTATCATAGGTTAGTGTTTCACCAGGAATAGGTTGCATGTTGAACGGGTTGGCGAATTCTGGAGCACCAAGTGTGATGCCAGGTAAATTAGCTTCTTGACAAAAGAATGTTATAGAAGGTAATTTCTGAATGGTAAACATGAACCCATTTGGAGACAATGGATTGATGTTTGCTGGAATGGGACATGTAAGTGTATTTGCCATAATGTTATTTAGTAAAATAAAAAAGGGATCCGAAGATCCCTTTGAAGTACCGCTTCTTTGCGTCGGTTTACTTACCTTGAATATTACATCAAGTTAGTAACCTTAACACGGCGGTAGTAGTAGTTTTCGTTAGCAGTCAAGCCACCAGTACCATCCAATGAAACGAATGGGTTAGCAACCATGCCGTAACGGGTCTTGAAACCAATCTTAGGTTGGAAAGACTCTGGGTCAACAGCGCGAACTAATTGCAATGGAACGTATGGGCAGTAGAACAGACCAGCGTCAAAAGCAGAAGTACCTTTGTAACCAACAACGAAGTACTGAGAAGCAGATACGTTAGCGGTGTATGGATCAACATAAACCTTGTACTTACCATTCAGAACACCAGCGAAAGTGGTAGAAGTGTCATCGACATTCAGACCATTGTTACCAGCAAGAGCAGGAGTGTAGTCTAGAACACCAGCCATCGCCAAAGCAGAAGCAACGTCTGCAGAGGTGATGATGAAGTTACCACGACCACGACGTGTTTGCTGACCGATAGCATTAGCTTCACGTTCGATTTGGAACATCAAGCCTTTGAACTTTTCAACAGACCAACGACCGTTAGCATCAACGTCCAAGTCGAAAGTACCAGCAGTAGCAGTACCAACTGCAGCACCTGCCTTAGCAGTAGTGTATACAGTACGAACAACTTCGCGGTTAATTTCTGCCAAGATTTCTGTAGACAGAATGTTAGACAGTTCGCCTTCAGCGTCTAGACCATGCACAGAGCGCAGATCTTGAGCCAATTCAACAGAGTATTCTGCCTTCAAAGCACGAGTCTTTGCAGTTACAGAAGTCTTTTCGATAGAGAAAGCCATTTGACCGAAAGAACCATCACCAGAACCACCTTGACCTAGACGTTCTGCAGCAGCAGTAGACAGACCAGAACCAGCAGTGAAAGTACCTGGAGTAGAATCGTTAAGGACTGCTGGGTTAGAACCAGCGTGAGTTCCAGTACCAGAGAAGTCACTGTCAGCTTCGTTGAACAACGCTTCAGCACCTGCTTGGTTAGTGTAACGGCTCTTCATCGCGAAGATCAAGCCTGTTGGCTGAGTCATTGGCTGAACGCCAGCGATGTCATAAGCGATAAGTTGTGGCATAGAGCGACGAACTAAGCTGATCAAGACTGGGTCATAACCAGCCATGTTTGCGTTAGTACCAGCACCACCCATAGCAACACCAGTACCACCGAAGTTGGTAGGAGCAGCTTCAAACAGAGCTTGAGCTTGCTTGCCCATTTCGCGTTCTTGGTTTTCCAAAAGAACAGCGGTTACTTCTTTACGGTAGTTATCCTTGATAGGAGTGCTACTTTCGTGCTCCAGAATCGGAGCCCATTTCTTTAATAGATCTTGACGATTTGTCATTTTATTTTTCCTTTTATTTACGGTTGAGCATGTTTAGATAAGCACTCATCTTAGCGTCGACGACTTTGTCTTCGCTTAGCATTTCAACAGGGCTATCTGTTACAACAGATTTAACATCTGCATTTACCTTGGTTGTGAAGTAGTTTTCACGAATTGTCTGGACTTTAGTCTGGAAAGTAGATTCATCTTCGTATGATAGTTCTTCAACAAGTCCAGTGAACTTTTCTACTTCAGTATCAGTCAAACCTTCGCTAATAGTAGCGATAATTTGTTGACGCTTCATAGCAGAAACTGTCTTAGCCAATTCAATATTGGATGCGACTTGTTCATTCAACTTTGTTTCCAAAGTGTCGACTTGCTCTTCTAAAGAACCAAGAACATCGAACTTCTCTTCAGGAACTTCAATGTAGTGTTCTTCAAATAAACTCTTCATACCAGAAACAAAACTTTCTAGAATATCAGACTTCATACCACGTTCAAGGGCGATCTCATTCTGTTCCATCCACTGCTCAACTACGTAGTTGAGATATCCATCAACTTGTTCAACTAGACCCTCAATATTCTGTGCCGCAGCTTCTTCTAGCTTGGCTTCGAATTCTTCTTCAATACGTGCAACTTCAGCAGTAACACGGCTTGTGACAGCAGCTTCAAAAATGGTAGCAGCTTTTGTTCTGAATTCTTCAGACAATTGCTCTTCACCATTCATAAGTGCATCAATATCTTCTTTCATTCTGCCAGCTGCTTCAGGAGCAGATGCGTTAGCAGTAACTTTGTTTGCCTTCTTAGAAGTACCACCCTCTGCAGCTTTTTCGTTATCCACGTTGTTGCGTGCATTGTCTGGGTTTGGAGTTTCAGGAGCTGGCTTGACAGCTTCTTCTTCTATCTCATCTTCTTCAAGCACTTCTTCAGCAACTAGATCTTCTTGATTGGCTTGTTCAGCCAATTTTGCTTTTCTAGATTCTGCTAGAAGCTCAGCGATTTTTTGTTCGATTGACATCGTTGTATCTCCTTAACTGGATTAGTTCTATATTATTTATTATTTATCTGATTTTACTCAGGAAATCTTGGAAAGCACGTAACTTTGCTTCCTGTAAATTTTTAGAAGAGGCTTTTCTAATAAAGTCTTGCGCTTCTTCTATTTGTCTTTGCACGTACTTTCCATCAACAAATACCCATTCGCAACTTTCCATAATGCCTCTGACAAAGGCATCTGGTGCGGATGGGTCAGCAACGATGTCTGCCGCTGTTGACAGCATAAAATCGTCTTGTACAATTTGAACACCTTCTTTGTTCAGCTTTAATGAACCAAGTGCTCTGCTAGAAACACCCAAGTTAGCGCCACCGTCTAATAGACCGCGAGCGATATTTCCCATAGGGGTTTCCATAATTTTTGCTTTACCAACATAGTTTGTTCCTTCTTTACGAAGGTCAACAATCATGTGGGAAACGCGATCCAAATTAATGGATGGACTATCTGGATGACCCAACTCACCATATGCTCTGTTTTGTTTAACAGATTCTTTAATGTAACGTGCAACTTCAGTGTCCATTACAGACTCTGGATACATACGTCCATTACGGTTTGTTAGTTCAGATTGAAGAAAGATACCTTCAATGAAGTAGTCTTTCTTTTTACCGTCTTTACCTTCGACGATAAACTTTACTGATTCTGTGACTTCTTTAATAAGTTTCATTTTAGCTTCCTACTACAGTTTCGTCGTCTTTAGATCCAAACTGCGCAGTTTCGACCTTAGGTGCGTAACCTGAAACCTTGCGTAGTTTTAAATACATTTCTACGTTGCCGCTACCTGTTTGTGTTACAACAATATCATGGGTAGCATTAACGTTTTCTGGAGGCATTTCCTGACCATCAAACAACATAGTGTCAGATGCATCTGTTGGTAGTGTTAAAATTCTAACAGAGTTTCTATCAATGGCTAGAGTATTGCTTAACTCTCCACCCCAACGAACTGCAGTAATAGTAACAGTTTGTGTAGCACCAGCAAGTGCTTGGTTTGCATCCAGCAAGTCAGTCTGCAGATCAATAGTAGTTGTGCCTGCAGCACCAGAAACTTTAACCACAGTCTCAGTTTCTGCCATTCTTATAATTGTTTTCGTTAAAGCCATTTTATTCCTCTAGCTGTTCAAGTACATGCAAAAAGTTTTCTTTTGATTCTCTCATGTACTCTACGATATCTTTTTGATTAGTCAACAAGTTATTTAGTCTTAATTGCGTAGCCTCATTTATCGCAACTACCGAGTTATCATTTAGCTTATAGTGTATTTTGTTCTCAATGATAGTATCTACTTTATTGAGTTTACGTATTTCGTAAACAACTGGGTCTACATTAAATAGGTTAGAAGAAGCAAGTTCAATGTATGATTCAATTAATGTGTCAGTGACTTTTATATTGTGGTATTCTTTTATAATTTCTGCTATCTTATTTTCTGATAATGATTCGTATATTTCGTCTGTCACTTCTTGTTCTATATGCTCTGATTTAACTTTAGATTTTATGTATTTTCTTGCTTCTTCTAAATTCTTGAACTCAGTCTTAAGAGAATTGATAGCCACGCTACCATCTTCTAATTTTTCAATTGTGTTACCATAAGACCTAACTGTCTCAGAGACATTAGATCTAGTGATACTCTTAATAAACTGGTTGTAGTGCATTACTCTTCAGACGGTGCTTCGTTATCTTGAGTTTGAGTACTAAACATTTTTGATGCTACCTCGATGCGTTTATCATCAAGACGTGCAGCAATTTTATCTGCCATTGCTGCATTAAACGCAGCTTCAGTTTCCATAGCATCACCTTTTGCAATAGCTACGATTAAATCATTCACACTCATTGTTTAGCTCCTGTATTATCTTGTTGTGGTTCTGGAAGTTGATCCTGCATAGCAGCTTGACGAGTTCCATCCATAGTTCCCATATGATCAGAGTAATCTATTTGCATAGGCTTTTCTGCTTGGATTTCTTTGTTAATTGTTTCCTGTTCTTCTTCAGGGATACGCAGAACATTTTTAGTGATCCATGCTTGAGAATAGTACTTACCGATGTAAGGATCCATCTGCTGTAGCATTTGAATACGTTGAAGAAGAATTTCGTTATCTTTCAATTCACTAAAGTAGTTATCCTTTTGGAAGTCATAGCGTACATATTGACGCATTTCATCCCATTCTTCTGGACGTACAATCCCTTTAGCAACTAACTGAACACGCAATGCGTCAGTGAATAGATTTGCAAACTTCTTACGAATACGTGTAACAAACTTATTGAACTTAAGTTCTTCACGAGTAATCTCAGTAGAACGACCTAAGTTAAAACCACTAGTCTGTTGCAAACGTCCAATAGGAACGTTCAATGCTTGGTATAATTTCTGCTGAAAGTATTGAATGTCTTGAATCTCACCGAGATTCTGCCCACCTGGTAGGGTTGTAATTTCTGTACCCTTACCACCTTCACGTCGTGGCATCCAAAAGTCTTCCATCATAGACAAGTGTTTACGATCATCTCTGGTTTCGCCAGTAGTTGCATCATAAACGATCTTGTTACGAAACTTGTTCATAATGTCATTAACGTATTGCTCAGCTTTGAGCTTTGGTAAGTTACCTACGTCAATGTAGAAAATTCTGCGCTCTGGTGCGCGAGAGATACGATAGATGACAACTGCATCTTCGATCATCTTTAATTGGTTAACTGGCTTAATTGCTTTGTGCAGATGACTCATCATCATGCCAGTATTTGCATCCATCAATCCCGATGGGCAATAGATTACAGAATCAATGGATAACTTAACACCCTGTGCTGTTTGTTCTGTAATACCTTTGTCATTGTAGATATAATATTCTTCAATGTCTTTGATTACATCAACACCAGCTTGAGTACGTTCTTTCTTGATTGTTTTGATCTTGCGGATCTTACGTGGATCAATGAAACGTAGTTCTTGGATGCCTTGCTTTACATTGTTTGTATCTAACAAAATATTGTAGTATAATCTACCGTCAATGTACCATGATCTAAAGATCTCATGACCTTTTTCTTCAAACTTAAGTAGACGCATAATGGTCTGGAATTCATCGCGAATTTTCTTCTTGATTGCATCCGATACTTTAAGTTCGTCGATGTTGATTTCTATAGGTTGATCATCGTCAGATGTTATTGACTCATTGACGATGTCTTCAATTGCTGCGTCACAATCAGCGTATTGTGCTACTTCACGATATCTACGGATAAGATCGTTTTCGTTCTTAATGATACCTTCGATATCCATCACCATCCCATAATAGGATGATGATGAACTCGTGAAAATGGCTGTGCCGTCATCAGAGGTAGGGGTTACTACGTTCCCTATCTCTGAATCGTTCTTTTTCTTACGCTGGATCTCAAATCCAAAAATTTGCATTATAAACCTTCAACTATTATAAAATAGGGATATTACCGATTGGAGTACCGATATTAATTCCAACTTGGTTAGCTCCGCTAGCAGCAGAAGTAACCCAGTAGTTGTATGTGAATGTAACAGTGAATGTTTCAATCGCATTACCATTCTCATAGTCAAGTTCGATAGTACCAACTTCTGTTGGATATGCATCGATAAAGCTATAAGACTTGATAACAGCGCCAGAACGATCCAGCTGGTGTACGTTCATTTGTGCTTGATAGTCGTTAGGGTTAACAATACCGTTTGTACCACCTACGTTTTGGATACCGTTAGACCATGTTTCCATAGCATTACGGATTGCAAAGTCAGTGTCGTTATAAACAGTAATTGTCCATGGAGCGAATGTACGCTCACCAGCAAAGTTTACTGGACGACCACGATATTGTACAGCGATGTTTTCAATAGTTGCAGCTGGCAATTGAGCAGCCTTACATAAAAACATAGCCTTTGTTCCAACGATAGCGCCAGTGTTGACGAATGCTGGGAACCCTAGTTCAACTCTGAATTGGTTGGCGCGAGCACCACCACCAATCATCATTGATTTGAATTCAGAAATGTTTGCCATTTAATTTATCTCCTTGAGTATATTTATTGCTATTAAAAGAGGGGGAATTAACCCCCTCCTGTTTTATAGCCCAACAGTCTCAAAACTTACGCCAGTCTTAGTAGCAATAAAGTTCAAAGTGATGTAATTGATAGAACGGTTTGGCTTGATAAAGATATCAGCGATAAACTCGTTAGCGTCAATTACTGCTGGTGTGTTGTTTGTAGTGTCACACTTAACACGGAAGTCCACAATACCACGACGTCCTTGAACATCACGCAGGAATGGCTCAACTAGGTTCTTGAATTGTGCACGAGTAAAGTCATCGTTGAATTCAAACAACTGATACTTAGCAGCGTTAGCAACAGCTTTCTCAAGAACGATAAACAAGCGACGAACGTTGATACGATCGAAAGCAGAGGATTTCTTCTGCATTGTCTTGTCACCGTAAAGGATAGTACCTTCGCCTGGGAATGTGACAACTGGGTTGATACCACCAACATACAGCAAGTCACGTTGTGCTTGAGTAGGGTTAAATGCCAACTTAGTTACATTCTTGATCTGACCGCGATTGAAACCACCTGGAGAGAACCATGCATCAGAT